TATAGGCAGCGTCCAGCCGTTGGTTAAAATAGACTGAGTAAGCAGTTCAAGGTTTTCTTTAGTAACCACATTAGGGTTATAGTTATTAGGTTTTAATTTATTAATCGGTACCCATTGTAACGATTTTAAAGGTGCTTTTAAATCCATCATATTTTCCCGCCTTTCGCCTTTCTTAAATAACCACCGTAAATATCTAAATAAAGCGCCCTATATGATCTCATTTTTGGATCACCTTTCAAAAGCGCCTCATACATATTTTGGCAATCTTTATTTGACATTAATATCGCAGACTTCACATATAGATGCCGATACCGTTGAGCAATTTTCAACTTTGCTTCAGTAAAAAACCATTTCGATAAATTACTGAAGATGTTTTCCAATAGCTTTCGGTAATCTTTAACCTTCTGATTTTTTTCAATCGCTCTCCTATTCTTTGAAGAACGTCCAAACATTTCAGAATCCCAATATAAAGCTGCTAAATAAGCATTTGGTTCTCTCCTGATTATCCGTTCCATAAGATCCGGATAATATTCATTCATTTTTACCAGGCTTCGAGCCGTATCAATACTGAAAAACTGCGATACCCGCAAATTATTTTTGCCGGTACCAGCTTGATAAAGGTATAAATAAATGTCAGGTATTTCAACCTTTTCGTTAAATAAATAAAGCCATACGTCGTTATTTTTCCAATCATAAATAGGGAAAATATGATTTTTACTATTTAATTGTTTTTTCGCCGCAGTAGTCCTCGATAAATTCTGAGAACGCTGTATACTTTCTGCAGCTCTTACACCAAGAATATGAATGCCACCCTTCAGCACCCGTGCAAAGAAGTCTTGATATGTATCTTGCCTTGCTTTTAGCAGCGGGTGCGTCCGGATAGCAAATGAAGGAGGAATGCGAATCCATAAATCCCGCTTTGTACTGTCAAAGCAAATAAAGCTTTCATCATTTGCCAACTCGTTAAAGCAATTATAATGACGGCACTCGATGCAGTACCAATCAAATTTTGCTCCAAGCAGGATAAACTTTCTTCTCCAGTCTAATACTGTTTTTTCAATGCATGGATAAATAGCCTCTTCATCTAAAAAATATACAATTAACTGCTTGGGGTCTATTTGCCCACGTTGAATAAGGTTAACAATCAACTGTGACAAACACAGGCTATCCTTACCACCCGAAAAAGCAAAATATACCGGCAGTCCATTGTTAAATACGTTTATAATTCTTTTTTCCGCTGCTTCAACTACATTCCTTGCTCCTTCCAGCTTAATTATAGCCATACCTTTTCACCACACTTAGGACAAATAACATAACGACCATTATCATCTTCAACAACTGAGTTGCTTTCAAATCCGTCGCTGTTATCATAATCCTCTGTATCGGTGTTTTCTTCAGCGGCAACACGCTCAATTTTCTGCTCTACTGCTGCCTGCTGTGATTTAATTTCTTCGACTTTTTCTCTATCAATGATGCCGTAATCATCCAACTGGGCATTAACAGCGTCAAGATCGCCAACGAGCATCTGCAAAGTACTTTCATCATAGCCAGGGATAACAAGATCGTCTTGCAGTTCCTTAAAAAATTCATCTAAAATTTCAAGGTTGCTTACACCTAGCTCAAAAATACGATTATCAGCGATCATTAGCTTTTTCTTATCTTTTTCGCTAAGGTTATTCATAACTAAAACCTTAACTTTAGCCCAGCCAAGGCTTTGAGCTGCCAAGTATAAACCGTTGCCGCAAACAATGTTATATTTTCCATCTACGACAATCGGTCTGATCTGCCCGAACATTTCCAGGGACCGGGCAAATTCTTTTACCTGGATCTCCGTATGCATACGAACACTTTTTTCTGCCAAAATTACTTTATCAATAGATACCTCTGTTACTTTCATAATTCACTACCTCCATAGTGTCATTTTTTTAATAACGCTCCTGCCAAAAGCGATTCACTGCCTTAAATACGATTAAATAATCCCCACGTCAAAGCCACAATAGTACCTGTCAGCGTTGCAACCAAGCACCCAATAATCTTTATTGTAGATAGGTTTAAAACCGTTCCTAAGGCAAATACAGGCAAGACAATAATAATTGCAAGTCCCACCCCGTAACATATCCCCTTCTCCGGAAGCCTTTTTCCCAACAACGTCAACATCGTAGGTAACATTGTTGTTGATCTCAACGTCCCATAAATGAGAAAAAGATGTGTTACGGTGATACCTGGTACACTTGCAATTAAAATACCTGCCAAAAGCAGCACTGCCATTGCCGCTTTTGTATGCCACATTTCAACGTCTTTTTTTGCATCAGTTACCAAAGACGCTGCAGCACACAGATTACTGTCAATAGTGCTCAGTAATCCAGAAATAACCATAAATAAAAAAGGCAGTGTCACCCATTCAGGAAACAACTGCGCCACAAGCTCATAGTTCACTATTCCTTTATCTGTTGCCGAATATCCATACCCAGCCGCAATAAAACCTAAAATACCCATGGACAAAGGCACTATAGCGAATACCCCGGTCCCCAAAGCAAAAGCCTTTGCAATCTTCCCTTCTTTGATAGAAAACGCTCTCTGCCAAAAACATTGATCGCCGAAAGGTCCAGCCATAAGTCCCAAAGCTGCCGGCAATCCAAAGCCTAAAAACAACGCTATCCCGCTATCAGATACTAAGCTTTGATAATTGCCGTTAATACCATGCAGGCCATTTACCAATGCTGAATATCCACCTGGCATAGATAACGCCCATGGCACCAATAGCAGGCAGCACCCTAAAATAAGCACCATCTGCATTGCATCGGTAATCACAGAAGCCATTATCCCGGAGAACTGAGAATAGGAATAGGCTATCATCGACAAAATTACTGTCGTCGTAAAAAAATCTATTCCCAGGACACTGGATAATATTTTACCGCCGGCAAGAAGTTGAACAGCCGTTGATAAAACTGCCAATATACTCAGCTGCGCCAAATACACCCTCTTGACCTTCACACTTCGGTATATCGTTCCCATATAGCCCGATATCGTTATTCCATCCGGCATTTGCTTTCTTATTCGCTCCGCATACGGAATAAAGAACAAAAGGCATAAAATATTCGGGACCAAAAACCAAAATAGCCCTGGCCACCCATTAGAATATGCTTTTTCAGCACTGACGAATAAGGCGGGTGCCCAGATCCACGTAGCCGCAATACTCATTGCGGATTTGATTGTCCCCATTCGCCTGTCCCCTACAAGAAACCCCTGCAAGGTTGTTTGTCGGCGTGTAAGCAGATAACTCACGCCCAACATCAGCAGCGTATACGCCACCAATACGATAAAGCCAGTCACTTTATCAACCTCCTTTATAAAACAATTACAAAAATGGTAATAAAAAACCGCCTGTGCTGATGCTCACAGGCGGTTTTCCTGATATCCAATTTTTGCACTTTAATCATATCACAGGACTTACTGACATGTCAGTGACAACTTTTTGACATGCTATTTTTTAATAAAAAAGATGTTAGATTTCTTCAACTACCTACTATTCTGAAATATCCAGTTCTTTCTTCATAATCCTTTCCAAATTATTGATTTTTTTCATAATATTTTTTGATTGTTCGTCGTAAAATTCTTCTGTTTCCTGATGTTGTGCAGATATTTTATATAAATTACTATACATCTTTAAAATTTCATTTACCTCAATTTGTACTTCATAAGAAAAATATAATTTTCTTGAATAATAATACTTACTTAAATTTGCCAGCTGTTTAAAAAAATTTTTACAAAATGAAATATATGCTTGTTTACAAAGCTCTTTCTTGAATATCTTCTTATCACAATCAGCTTCCCAAAGTTCTTTTAATTTCACTTTATCTTTATTAGTTATTTTCAAATCTGATATACATCTATCTAAGTCACTAGTATTCCAGCCACTTACATCAATTTTATTAATATCAGTATTTATTTGTACCCCGGCAAAATAACATTTAAACATTAGCCCATATATTTTGCGATAGTATTTCGACTGTTTTTGCCGGCTATAACCATAGTCAATAATTTCTTTTTTTATATCTTTTTTATATTCTTCCAAGACTTGGTTAATACGTTTATAAACCCCTTCTTCCATCTTTATTTTTATTAAATAAATTATTATGCCAAGAGCACTGACAATTAATAATAATTGTGGAGTTGAAATTTGATAAACCGTCGCCAAGTCTTTTATAACATTTTCTTGAAGATTGGTAAACATAATATCCCCTCTGTATATTTTTTACTTATTACAAATAATACAATAAGGCCGTTGACTTTTTTTGTCAACGGCTTAAATCCAAAAAGTTTTTCTATTTTCTTTTTTCCTTAACCTGAACACCATCAATACCAAAAATAAGTGCTGTCATAACATCTATAGCAGCATTTACATCTCTGTAGATACTCCTTACATCCATATAATATTTATCAGCTAGGTCAGCAGCAATCTCACCAGCTGTTTTATCCGTTTCAGTAATATACATTGACTTTAGAACATCAAGTCTCCGCATATTTTCGTCCTTCCCACTGCGATAGCAATAAGCCTCATAAAGACCTATCATCTCGTCTACGTGAGCCATAATGATTTTTGTCCTGGTCATCGACATTTTAATGCTCTCAACTGCAATCTCGCTTTTACCAGGACCATATGACTGCCACATTGCATCTAAAATTTCTAATGGAGTTTCCTGCTCCTCATCTAATCTAACCAAATCAAAAACAGCATTTTCTACATACTGCTTAAACAGACGATAATTCTGCAGAAGCAGCCTTGTATTATAAAGTTTTTTACTAACAGCTTCTGCTTTAGCTTTTTTGGCATCCAACTGAATTTTATTATATATGGCTTTTGCTGTAGCTTCTGCTGTTTCACTAATAATCTTCTGAACATCATTATTTGTCATTTGCTAAGCCCTCCTGAATGATGATATAATAATTTTGCGAATTGTATATCATCATTCTTTGGGCTTGCCGTCACTGGCAGGTTCTTTTTTTATTCCTCTGAATCAGCAAAAAGTATTTTTGCAAAAAATACCACACTCTGTTGATCTTTCTTTAGAGTTTTTCGCTTTTCCTCCGACATTGAAACACAGGAACCGCAAATATAATGCCTTATAAAATCCGAGCTTGATTGAAAGTCCCTAACATCGTTTTTACTTCCACAAATTTCGCATCTACCTGCTTGTACTGGTTCAGCTTCCGGAAAAATATCAGGAGTAACCGCAATAACTTTGATAGTATCTAAAGAACCATCTTCTGCTGTTTTTACAATTTCATAGTCACTAAACGCATGATCAGAACCTTCCCCATTCTGCAGGTTTCTATAATAGATATAGTGACCATCAGTATACAGATTATCATGATACATAGTACCAAACGGATATTCAAACGAACCGCAGCCTTTATCTCGAATTACAATTTTAGGCATTCGGATTATTTCTGCTTTGTCGATATTTTCGCAACGCCTTAATGCCGCGATCGCTTGATCAAAATTACTTTTTATATCGTCCGAATAATATTGCTTCATCGCTTCTAACATACTTATAGCTTTATAATAATCAGCCATTGTGTCCTCCTTCTAAAAATAACCTATGTTCTTTTGCATAAGCATAAAGTGTCTTACCCTCTTTATTGATGACATATGGCAAAAACACTTGGTCAATACTTACCATACCAATTTCGATTAAAGCCATTTGAGCCTCAACCCAATCTTTCAAGCATCGCCATGCAGTACGTTCAGCTTGATCTAACGACGTTTTTATCCTTGGATTATTTTTCTTCTGCTGCCGTAATATCTCGGCTACAGCTGCAATTTGTACAGGTAACTCAATAGGAATAGTACCGATTGGTGAATCAACAATAAATTTGATGCTGATAACTTTACCATTATCAATTTCTTTTTGTATAGCTTTAGCGCCGCCTTTAATTAAAATAACTTCTATTTCTCCAGCTGTCTTAATAGCATCTACGGTAGTCGTATAATTTAGTAACGCCATTAACAATCACACTCCTTAAAATAAGCTTTCTTCCGGAACATTTTTCTTTTTAGCCTTTGGCACCGGTGATACTTTTCGGGCTCTGTTTGCCCCGTTACAGGTACTCCAATGAGGTACATAGCCAAGACCTGATTCAGGATGATCTGTAATTGTAACCGAAAGGATCTCACCATTAGGCGTTACAATACGATCTTTGCCGCCAAGAGTATATCCAACCTGGTCTTTATTCACTGGCATTTTAGCACCGCTAGAAGTTCTTATGAAGAATATTTCTGCTCCGCACTCCCTGCAAACGATCATTCTAAAATCAGCCATCATTAACACCGTCCATTTTCGCCCCGCAGTAAGGGCAGCTTTTATATTTTTTACTGCCGCTGTAGATCGGTACACGCTCACCACACACGCTACAATCACCGATTGGGTGTTTAGGGTGTTCAATCCAATGCCCATGCTTACGTTCTTCTACTGTAGGGGCTTCGTCTATTAAATTGGCTACATTTAAATAGGCGGATTTTTTCCCATTATAATATTTACCGAAAGTATCATAACCATAACAATACTTAATACGTTCTAATGCTTTAACATATTCTAATATTTTTGGTTTCAAAACGTCAGCATCTATTAATCGCATAATCTATTCACCTACTATTTTTTATCTTTATATCATAATTACTGTCCACTTTGGCCAGATAAATGTAATCATCTTCCAAGTATACTTTTTTTACAGCATCCCAAATTTCGTCTTCTGTAGCGTCATTTTCTACATCTATTTCGATTTCATACTCATTTTTTTCAATAACTGTTGCTATCACTGTTTTCATAATCTATTCACCGTCCCGTCTGTTCCATGCAGCTATAGCTTTTTCTTGCCATGATTTAACTACTTTATGATCTTTTAAGTCATCCCAATATCTTTTAGTTTCAAATCCACAGCCGTCACAATAAATATATCCATCACATATAGCACAAGACATAAGTATTACTTCTTTATTTCCACAAAACGGACAAGGTTTTAATTTAGTCATTTTTCTTCACCGTCCTGTCTTTTTTTCATTGCTGCAAAGCCTAAATTCCATTCACTCGGAATAATTCGCTGTGTAAAAACGCAATACTTATTATTTACATCACCAAAGCAACATTTTTCGCAGGTTCTTCCAGCGCAATAATTTCTTATGATAATAGCTGCTTCTATGGCATCTGTATTTTTTTCTGATAAATCCTCTCTCAAATCTATAGAACTCCTTTCCGGTGGCGGTGATGGCGGTTTTTTAGGATCTAATTTAAAAATGTAGTGCATACATCTCACCGTCCTTTTTTATCCCCACAACTTTTTGGCTATTTCAACTTTTATTTTTAGCTCTTTAACATCTTTATTGGCATAAGCCAAGGAGTATGAATGGCTTCTTTGTATACTTCCGTCTTTCAATCCTTTATGATATTCAACAGCTTTTTCAAGTCTAGCTGAGAAATACTCTAGGCTTTCGGGCATTGCTAACGTTATTTCTTTTGATTTGGTTTCCCAGTACTCAGCTTTGCTCTTTTGTTCAGCTGCCTTATCTGCAAGTTCTACAGCCTTTTCACACCGTTTCCAGTTCCTTTCAATTAAGGCACGATGACGTTTTTCACTGTAATGTCCAACTTTTATTGGTTCCCCCAATGATAAAAATTCTTTACCTTCCTCCGCCGCTCTCCACTTATCATTGCTTTTCACTTGATTTTTTAGGGCAGCGTTGTTGTATCTTTCCGCCTTGCGTTCTGCATAACTTTGCTCATCAGTTCGGACAATAGAATAAAAATATTTATCATCTTTTTGTAACACCAAGTTATAAACTTCGCATTCAACTTCTTTTCCGTATTTCGTCTCAAGCTGAATAATTTCACCTTTTTTATACTCCTCTTCGCATTCTGCCACCCATACATTGGGACAGTATTTCTTAAATTTATTCATATCGTCTTATCGTCCTCTCAATCTCATCAACTGCTTATATTAAAAGGCCGCCCCCTGCGGTCTAATCAGCTCCCGCAGGCTATAAAATACACTTCCCTGTTAATTTTGTAATATTGTGCTGTACATAGTATTTATAGTGCTGAGGCAGTAGCAAAGCGACCGTTTTAATTAAATAAATTTAACCAATGTTCTTAATATCAATTAACCTCTCGATAATCATATTCTTCAACCGTTTTAATTTCATGTTAGTCTCCCCTATAGTTTTATATAGGCCCATTTACGAATATCTTTTAGATCAAAATCGCGTCCATAATCAGACCAACTACGGAAAGTTAATGTACAATCATCTGAAACTAATTGGGCTATTTCATAAGAATATTTATCTTCTTTAGACTGAATTAGTACCAATGCATCAAGAACCGGCAGACAATTTTTTGTTTTCTGCCATCCAACAATTTTATTTGTAGGTATCTTCATCCTCAATCTCCTTTAAAATTACACCTAATTCATAGTTAACCTCTCGTGTGATCATAGTCTTCGAACTTCTTAATCGTCCTAAATATCTGCTTATTGTTAACCCAACGCTGCAGGTACCTTGTTTTAGCTAAAGCATTCGGTTTGTCAAAAATCATAATGTACGGATCATAGCCAATATCCCTCAAGGTATATACACGATACAAATCTTCTTCGTGTGTACTATTAAAGTTTGTTAGCACGTAAACGCTACGGTTGCGCTGACTGCCTTTCCACACAGATCTGTATTCCTTTAACTTTTCCAGCGTTTCCATATCAGCAGGATTATCCCAAGCAAAGTGAAGCATACTGTACTTGACTTTATTAATAGCAGCGGCTTTTTCGTCTGTCATAAGCCTAATATCAAGCCCTTGCGTGAAGTCTACCCATGCACCGCTATCAGCCAGTTGTTCAAGCAAATCCCGCCATTCAGGAGCCGCCAAAAGGTTAGGATCAAGCAGCTTTATGTGCTTCTGTCCACGCCAAAACTGCGATAAATCAGCAACTTTATACGCTTGTTTTCCCTCTTTTTTCGCAACAATGCAAAATGGGCATTTACGAGGACAACCCCTAGTTAAATAACCATATGCCATATTTTTGACGCCATATAAATCATAATCCGGAAAAGCACATTCAATATTCTTAGGCAGCCTCCTAGTTAAATCGTAACCAGTACCGCCTTTGACTATTTTGTCAGCCTGATATGATTGAATATCGTCCTGCGTAAAAGTAAAAACTTTAGCCATATACACAATGTCGTAATGTTCAAGGCTACCTGCCCATTCGACTGTATCACCGGCGCCCTTATGCCATGACGATATTTTCATCAACGCAAGGTTAGGCCAATTATGATTATCCACATCAACAAGTCCTATTTTCATCAAATCACATCGCTTTCCGCAAAGCCATTCCGCAAAGCTCTGGAAGATTGGCAATTACTAAAGCTGCCGGCAACTGCGGCGGTACTGCGTTACCGCATCTGGCAACCTGTGCTGTTTTAGGATATGGCCTGCCGCCAGTAGCGGTAACCGGATCAATATCCCAAACAGATTCGTTATAATGCTCAGTGTAAGGATGGTTAGCTTTGTGCATGGCAATAGCAGCCGGATCATGGTTGATAGCTATATCGACATCACGCCCGATCGCCATTTTTATTCCTGTGCTTGCCCCACCACCGCCAGCAAAATTATCAACGACTATTTCGTCCCATAGTTCTCGCTCCATCTATATCACCTCAAAACGATTATGATTTATTAGTGTCCAGATTCTCAAAATCTTCCGGGAACAAATAATATCCTCTGGTCATATTTTTAGCTATAACACGGCGTATAGCCTCTTGTGGAGCATCAAACTCATGGCTCATAGACACACCTCTGTAACGATAACGCAGTTGAAAAACAAACGTGTTACAACAAGCCTTTAAGTCTATAATTTCCATATGCAAATCAACTAATTTTTGATATTCATTCGGATTTTGTTTTAAACGCTGATACGCTTCTTCTACCTCTGCTAATTCCTCTTTAAGCTTGGCAATCTGTTCTTCTGGTTTAACATCTCTAAATTTATAACATGGTGTTGTTGCTTTAATTTCCATAATTATTTCCTCTTTCTCATACGTTTTTTTGCTCTGGCTATATCAACAATAAAATCGTTGACTTCACCGTAATATTTTTTCCTGGCATCTAAAACTGCCTGTGATTTTTCTTTCTCAGCTTGATACTTAGGACAAGCTGACCAACAATCTGTATGACGTTCAATACAGTTTTTACAAGGGAATGCCATATCAACAAGCCACCTTTTCTAACTTCGCTCTAAAATCTCGGCGCCTCTTAACTGGAACCCAACTCGGTTCAGCCCCCAGCATATTAAGCTCAAAATTTGAGAAATCTAATAAGTCCTGGTGCTTTTCCGCCCATTTCCAAAAATCATCAATCCGGATCATCATTACCGGACGATTATTATGCATCGACATCAATACTGCAGGTATGCCGGCAGAAATACAAGTCTGCATCTTGCCATAACTCCTGTAACCTAAAATAGTGTTCAACAATGCACGTAATGACATATAATCTGTTGCTGCTGTTTTTGGACCAAGTTGGAGTAAATAGGCCATTTTAGTTATTGCCTTTTCTGACCGTTTAAATTTTTGAGCCAATTCTGCCGTCGTAGTTGTTGGCCACATTTTTTCTAACCGTTCAATCTCCTGCTGAGTCCATTTTTTCCACGTTTTCCGATGCATTATCCGAACCCCCTAACTTTTCAAGAAAAGCTATTTTTAAACCAAAGGATCTAAGTTTGTATTTTGACAGTTCAGTTTCAAGCATATATTTACGCCCAAATATTCTTTTCATATCCAGCCATACTAAAAGCGGCACCCGGTAAAACCGTTCCA